TTCATCACCCGGACATTATTGTACAAATATAATGAATATTTTAGATATTTTGTACTCGATGATTCATTATTTCACAATATTTTTCATCGATTTCATAACTAATAGAATTGAATCCCAACTCTTTGGCTACTTTACTGGTGGTGCCACTACCACCGAAAACGTCAATGATTGTTTGATTTGGTTCCGCAGTTGTTAAGATAATTCTTCTGATAACTTCCTCAGGGATCTGACAAGGGTGTTCGGTCTTTTCCTTACTAACATTCTTCACCTGATTGATTTCCCACCAATCATAAAGTTTTGCTCCCGTCTTTCCTTCGGCGATTCGTTGTTGAATCCTTTTATCTTTCAAGTTCTTATAAGGTTGTCTAACCTTTCTGAAATCAGGCTTGCATCCCCACCATGAAATTAAACGACTTTGTTTCCCTGTGTTTGAATTATACACCCAACAAACAACCTGTTCACACTTGGCGTTAATTGCTTTCGGTAACAAGTTGATTGTTTCTTCGGGGTAATGAATGATTACACAAGGGGTGGGGATTTTGGACAATAGTTCAATATAATCCTCTTCACTTAACTTGTCTTTGTATTCGTTGTACGAATATTCTTGATTATAAGGTGGGTCTGTAATTGTTAATCCTTTGGGTATGACGCAGTTTCTGAAGTCGTCATTGATAATTGTTGTTTCCACCATAAATTAGTTAATCACCTTAAAATTCTTCTTCCCATATTGTATTGGATTCATCCACCATGGTATTGTATGTGTGTGATAATATAACTGTTTTTTCGTTAAAATCAAATTGGAATTCTCCTTGAGATCCTTCATTAATTTCCCAACCTCCGAAGTTATCACTCAATTGTTGATAACACCATTCTTCTACTGCTCCTGGCGCAGGCTCTCCATTCTCAAAATCCGATTCAATGTATCCACTATCACCACCTCCATTATACTTTAAGACCAAATAACCATCTTCAGGAATTGAGACATCATCGAAAACACCTTTTTCTTCCCACTCTTCAATCATATCATCGTATTCGATTCCCGTTGAATCTCCCTCACTGAAAAAACTATAGATGTGTGTTAAGGATATTTCTCTTTTAACTCCGTCAATTGTAATCTCAAATCTTTGATAATCGATATCACTACCATCAGGTAAGTTACTGTATAAATCAGCATCATCAAAATAGTCGATAATTCTTTTTAATATTGGGACAAGTCCGTCTGGAATTTCTGCGTTATAATTATTATCAAAATAGGTTGGAAAATCATTTGGATCGTATGAAATTTCTTCGTCGTCGGGTTCCATTTCAAAATTAATTTCTCCAAACCTCATTCCCAATGAAGAGAGATATCTCGCAATTTTTCCTAAATATTTTTTTTCTTCTGGTGTTAATATATTTTGTGCCATACAAATAAATATCAGTCTTCGAATTCTAATTTAACGGTCTTCAACATCCACTGTGGTCTTTGATTGGACATCATATTGTTAACCCACTCTTTTGCTGATGGAATATAGTTATTACAGTCCTCTTTTACATGTTGTTCTCCAACATAACGGGTGTAAACAGTTTTTCCATCTGAGTTTTTGAATTCGGTTCCAAACCTTTTTTCCATTTCAAATATTCCTTCACTATGGTGTCTAAACATTCTGTGTAAAGAATCACCAAACCAAGATTTGGTCTCATCCAACCATTCGTGGAGGTGAATATAGTCTTCAGGTTTTCCACCAAATTTTTTGGCAGATGATTTCGCATGTAAGTTTGGATGTGCCATTAGATTTTATTTGTGAAAAAAAATTGTAACGTCTGTACGGTTTGTTTCCCATCCACACTTTTATTGTGTTTCGAAAGTTTCCATTTCATACTTAGCGTCCGTTCCGTCATTCTTACGAATCGTTACAATTATGCAGAGGAGGACGGATTCGAACCCCCGTTACCTTTCAGTAAAACAGTTTTCAAGACTGCCGCCATCAACCACTCGGCCACTCCTCTAAATAGGGATGAGCATTTGCAACTACCCGTCCCCTTCAAATGACTTACCCTGGGACGCTATTCTTATGGGTAGCGTGGTAAGTACTTTGGAGCTCCCACTCGGAATCGAACCAAGTTATCATGATTACAAGTCATGCGCATCGCCAGCAATGCTTTAGGAGCGTATAATTAAATATCTGTGGGCCTGGTAGGAATCGAACCTACTACCTTCACATTATGAGTGTGCCGCTCTAACCGAGTGAGCTACAGGCCCGAAGTAGTGTAAATATTAAGTATGTTTTCTATCAAATCAACATGACAAAGGTAATAAAATTTTTCATTCACAACAACTTTCGTTTCTAAAAAAAATAAATTACTTTTGTTGAAATATTTGATAAATGAGTGCAGTATTAGTTTTGAATTCCGATTACACACCCTTGAACGTGACAAGTGTTCAGAGAGGTTTTGTATTGGTTACCAAAGGAAAGGCGGAAGTGTTAAGGTCGGATGAGAATCCTATTGTAACAGGTTATAAGACGTTTATACGACCCGTTATCATACGCCTATTAAAATATATCAGACATAGGACAAGATTAAATAAACCCAACCGTAGTCGCATTTATAAAAGGGACGGATATGAGTGTGTTTATTGTGGGTCGAAAAAGAATCTAACCTTAGACCACGTAATACCCAAATCAAGAGGTGGTTCAAATGAATGGACAAACTTGGTTACTTGTTGTTCAAAGTGTAATCGAGATAAGGACAACAAAACTCCTGATGAAGCAAAGATGCCAATGAAAAAACCTGCATACGAGCCACCAATAATGTATGATGATGTGGTATTATTAAATGTTTGGACAGATTTCCAAAAATCTTTTGTATAAAATAAAAATTGTATTAACTTTGTGAAAAATAAATCAGATATGAACATCGGACAAGAATTTCAAAACTATTACGTGAAACATTTGGGAAAAGGGTCATTGGACCTTTACAACTTCTCAAATCAAATTCAATCATCAATGACTCCTTATATTCTTGAAGAAAGAGAAATGAGAGCAACTCAGATTGACATCTTTTCAAGATTGATGAGAGACAGAATTATTTGGGTTGCTGGCCCTGTGGATGATAGAATGTCAACTATTGTACAAGCACAATTAATGTTTATGGACAATGTTGATAAGACCGACATTACAATGCACATTGATAGTCCAGGTGGAAGTGTGAAGTCTGGATTGTCTATGGTTGATGTAATGAACTACATTGCTTGCGATATCAGAACGGTGAACACGGGCATGGCGGCATCTATGGGTTCTGTATTGTTGGGAGCGGGAACTAAAGGGAAAAGAAGTTCTTTGAGATTTTCGAGAACAATGTTACACCAATCTTCTGGTGGTGCTGTGGGTAACATTCAAGACGCGGAAATTACAATGAGAGAATGGGCAAAATTGAATGATATTCTATTTGGTCTTCTTGGTGAGTTTTGTGGAAAAGACCCTGAACAAGTTAAGTTGGATGCTAGTAGAGATTTGTGGTTGGATAGTGAACAAGCTCTCGAATATGGAATTATTGACGAGATTGTTAAAACGAAAAAGAGGGGTAAATAACCCCTCTTTTTTTTAGACTTAGAACACCCCCTTTTCTTTTTGTTCGTCAGTTTATCACAAAATAATTTTACTTATTTTGGCTATTGTGTGAATAATCCTCCATTCACATCAGGTTTCAATTTGTCATAAACTTTCGAAGCCTTTTCACTCATTGTATTAAATAAATCACATACTACATCTCTAATCTTTCTTTGTACATTTTCAGAAAAACTTTGGTCTTGTACTGCATCTGCTAAAGCACTATTCAAGAATTTGGATTCTATGGCATCAGTACCACTTTGTTGAAGAATTCTTTTGTGTATTACATCTGATAAAACATCCGCAATCAACTTTGATAACTCGTCACAACTTCTTAACGCTTGGGCCAACTTTGTTGGGTCTGCCGACAAAGAAGACTTCAAGGACTCCTTGAAATAATCTGCAAGTTGTAATGATTTCATTAGAGAATTTACTATTGGGTCAATGATTGTTTGGAAAATCCCTGTAAATCCATCTCCAAAAATTTTACCCAAAAAATCCTTTAATTGTTCATTCAATAAATTTGTTTCTTGTAAATAATTTATTTCAGAAACAAGTTTGAATGCAATTTTCTCTTGTTTCGATTTCGATAATGAACCAAAATTTTTAATATTTTTTTCAGATTCAAAAATCATAAGAATTCTCTTTTTGACTAAGGACTGCTCAATCAAAAGTTTTTCTTTCCTTTCTTTTGTTTCTAAAATCGCTTTTTTTACTTTAATTTCTAACATAAGTGTAATTACTTAATTCTCCACATAGAATCAGATCCCTGTGTTAATGGTCCTCCTGATACACGACCTGATAGAATATCTAGTATGCCACCAATATCAATTTTCTTGCCATCAGGGTCTGTCATTCGACGCGAATCTAACTTACCATACATACCGAATTTTCTGCCATGTTGGTCTTTACAAGCCTGAACAATTCTTTTTTCCTTGGCAATGGTTTCAGGGTCAACAACAATACTATTTTTTTGTTTGAATGATTTGTAAAACTTTGTAATGTATTTTGAACAAACCGATTTATCAATCGATTGATTATCTAAAATATCACTTAAAATACTATCTTGTCTTTTAAGTGTGGATTGTTGATTAGCGTCCGTGTACCCTGCAGCAGGTCCTGTTTGAGTTGGTTGAGTTTGAGTTGGTTGAGTTTGAGTTGGTTGAGCAACCGGCTGAGCTTGTGTTGGTTGAGTACCAGATTGAATTTGTTTGAAAAATTGTTCGGCATTTTTACTATCAAAATTCAACTTGCCTGAATTACTTTTCATAGTAAAGTTTGAATCACCGTTGCAACTCCATGAACCTTCGTCAGTTAAAGTTCCTTCTGAAAACTGTTTCCAAGTTCTGTTTCCATTATTCGCACTAAAAAATTTCCAAATTAGTTTCGAATTTAATGTTACTTCCATCTCACTAATCCCTGTTATTGAATTTTTGTTAAACTTGGCACCTTTGTAATAAAAGTAAGTTTTAGTTCGAAAATAATTTTTGATACATAAAAGTGGGTCAGGTGCGATAGATTGAGTTTGTTCTGAAACTACCTTTTTATTTTCAACAGAAGTTTTTGATAAATCATACTTCATCATCAACTTTACTCTCTCTAATGCTTCTTCAGGGCTATATTTTGGTTGGACCATAATTGACTAATTTATATTATAAATACACGTAATTTACCAAATTTGATTGGCAGCTCCTCTCGTAAGACCTGTTTCCCATTTTTCACCTGACGCTCCCAATCTATTTGCCTTACCTCTTGTAATTGTGTATGAATCAGACCATTTTGGAACTTTTCCTCCACCACCTCCTGAAGATGCCGGGGCTGCGCCAGCATCATCTTGTTCACCCATTTCATCTTTATCTCCAATTTGAGAATACTTTGAAAAAAAATCTATAAGGAAGTCAACGTCTAATATCATACTAATAAATATTTGTTTAATTAGAAAATTTTTTCATACATTTACAAGATGAAAAAGTTTACACTAATACTCCTCCTATTTCTAAACTCTTGTCAATTCTACGTCACTGAAATTAAGGACGTTACGTTAAGTGGTAAATACGTTGTTTCGAGATTGGATATTACTAGTGTCGACCAAAGCGACCCAAGACTTGAAAAATACAATAATGGTACATATATAAATAACAATTTTGGTAATCCATTTAACGAGATTACTATAAATAATTTTTATATTCATTTTGATTATTCTACGATAAGAATGGGTGGAATTCGAGTGGAAGATGGTCGAGATATTTGGGACTATGGGATGTCACCAAAAGAAATTTTTTATCGAGTATCTCGTACAACTCCTTTTCATTCAGGTTATCTTGAATTCGATTACATATCGAAAGATGGTTCCCGTAGGTCAATGAAATTTATTATCGAAGACGATGGTTTGGAAACTCTCCAATTGAAGTCTACAGGAATTTGGCCAAACAATCAGTTCGGAGAAAAACAAGTCATGACACTGTATTTGACTCGGGTCGGTCCTTAATAAAATTCGGGGCTCGGAACTGAATCTGGATTGACGATATAATATTCGTTCAAAAAAGACATTAGTTCGTCTTCATCCAATTCAACTTTCTCTTCGTCATCATAAGAATCTTCCTCAAGGTCATCATCAAAAAAATCAAAAGATTCTGTTATCAAATCGAATCCATAACTTTCAACTACATCATAATTGATAGTGTCGATTCTCACAACATCTTCTTCGTCCTCAATAGTTCTGAACGAAACTTCCAATAGGTTTTTCTCACCGTTAAAGAAGTAAGAAACAATTTCTTTTATTTCCATATGACAACAATTTATTAACAAATATTAGAAAATATATGAAAAGTTATATTTTTGTTAGAATTAAATAAAAAAACCCCATATTTCTATGGGGTTGAAACTCATTTGAGTCGGTCCTACGAGACTATCATAGGAGGGGTAATTTATTTTATCACTTTCATTCTACTCATCATTTCTACAATTTTGTTTTTCTGATTGTGGAAGGATTCTTGTAAATCTTCATCTATTTCAAATTCTTCCTCATCTTCAACTTCCATCTCATCTATTTCTTCTTCATTATAACTTGATCTCTGATATGGTCCTGCTTTACCTGGTCCTTCAGAGTCAAAGTCATATGGAGGATCCATTTCACCATAAATTCCTTGAGAACCTGATACGTCAACTTCATCTATTTCATCCGCGAATGCCGACTCCATAAACATGAAGTCCTCTTCTTCTTCCTCTTCTTGACCTCCACATTCTTCCATATACTCCGTGATTAAATCGTCACCGAACCAATCTTTACATAAATCGTGAACTTCAAAATAGAAATCAGAATGTAATTCTTGTTCAGTTTCGATAAAAAAAGAATCTAATGCCGCAGTAATAATATTGTCGGCATATTCAAATTCATCACCAAAGTCTTGACAAGTATCGAATTGGTCTTTTTCATATTCGATAAAAGTTAACAAATTCTTATAAATAATTCCTCTTCTTTTATATCTCATCATATCCTCAGGTGATTGTTCTTCCATTTCTCCTTCTGTAGGATATACATCTCCTCCCGCCATTGGTCCGTCAGAAATAAAGTCGTAAGCTGGATCAATATTACTTAAATCCATATCAGGAGCATTTCCACCCCCTGTATAACCTTGTTCATCGATAGTTTCTGTACCCTTCAACAAATCTTTGTCGATAAGGCCAACTCTTACTAAACGATTCAATAAAGTTTTTCTTGGTAGTTTTCTCAAATATCTAATTACAATCGGTGGAATATCTTCTCCATATTGTCCGAATAAATTATTTAGAATTTCATTTTCTTGTGGAGTTGGGGTAAATGACGCTCTTGCTCGAGATGCTTTCATACCTCTTTTACCCATCTCATAAGGTTTTCCGTCTGTTTCATCTTCATCTATTTGGTCACCGACCTCTAAATCTTCAAATCCATCATCTTCGTTGTCAGGATCTTCGTATTCCTCTTCCTTATATAAATTTTTGTGCATTTTTTCAAAGGTATCAATACTATTGGATGGGCCTTCAATGTAATCAAACCCTGCAGATGGATTCAAATCTTCCTCATCATAGATGTCGTCAAGTTTTCCAACACCTTCTTCCATTTCTCCATTACCACATTGTTCACATATACCTTCAGTCATTCGACCTCCACATTGCTCACACATTCCTTTCCCTTCAACTTGTTCGTTGATTCCCATATTTGTATATTTCTTTACTTCACCTTTGTTGTTAACAACCATTCCGTCTTTGTCACCAGCGAAATCGTAGGTATATAAAGGTTGGGTGTTAGAAACCTGTGGTAGCATTGTTTGGTACCCATTATACAAACTCTTGTGTTGGTCCAAAATATTTTGTTTCTCTGTTGCAGATAATTGACCTAATCCGAAGTATCCTCTCATAACTATTAGTTTTATTTATAAATACTTTTATTTCTTTGTTTTTTCATTTGACATTATCTCAGGTAAATTTTATTATTGTATTACACAAGTGAGTTCCGTATTTTCATCCGATAGTATCTTGGTAATTTATTTATCGCCTCAATTTATGGACTCACTTGTTATTTCTCTACTATGACAATCAACGACTATGATATCGACGAATACGCTGAAGGTGCCATCATCTTGGATGGACTCGATGAAGCTATAATTGGGATTGTCGAAGAGTTCGGTAACGGACCTCGAATTCTATATTCAAAAAACAAAATCCTCAACATTCTCTGTGAAAGAGATTTAATGACTCATTCTGAAGCTGAAGAATTTTACGATTACAATATCATCGGTTTATATGCTGGAGAACAAAATCCAGTATTCTTGGTTTCCGAGTAATTTTTTATTATCATTGTAAAAAACAGAAAAATGTACTGGAAAGTCAATTACGGTAAATTTGTAACATTTACAGGGAGGTATTGGATAATCCCTTGTATATCAATTTGGTATGATAGATATTATTTCCTTGAAACAGGAATCGAAACTCCTGCTTTCGGGTTTCAGGCGGCCTTTCTTAATTTCTCATACGGAATCACCATACAAAAACAATATTACTAAAACTATGAAAAAGAAAATATTTCAAGGTATCTCCTTAATTGGAGTGTTTACTTTAGGTATGTACACTGCAAGCCAATTTGTGTTTGGTACGCCAGTGGATACCTATAGATGGTTAACAACCATCCTCGCGATTGTGTTACTTTTGTCATTTGCCGACGAAAAAGAAAAAGAATAATGTATGAAACTATTTTGTAAAATTGGGCTTCATTATTGGAAAACCAAAAAGGAAAAACATGAAGTAATTGACCATCCAAAAGGTAGAAAAGACATAAGGGTTAATGTCCGAGAATGTAAATTCTGTGGTGATAGACAATACTACTCATTACCGGATAAAAATGACAGGAGAGAATGGAAAACTTGTTCCTTCAAAAAAAATGACAAAATAAAATTAGAACAAATTAAATAATATGCAAACATTAGTATTCAACACAAAAACTAAAGTAGTGACACTCTACGTACAACACCCTGGATCTAATATGATTCATACTTTCTCAGACGTTCCAACTGTAAAAGTTATGGAATCTTATTATGAAGTAATGAGAAAACAACTCGATGAAGAAGGAAACGAAGTTCGTGTTCCTGTTGCAAGATTTCCAATTGCAAACACAAATATGTTAATCCAAAATTGACGTTTTCTTTTATCCATTTTTTTTAGTACCTTTGGGAATACAATAAAAAAATGGAATTTAACTTAAACATATTGAACGATTACATAGAGAAGGGTTTGGTGGTTAAAAATGACCATCCTACCCTTCCTTTGTCTATATACAACTACACCAGAAAGACCCAATACGAGAAATTGTGGGACAATATCACCAAAAGTTGTAGGGGATTAGTTTTGGATAATCAGGGTAATGTAATTGCAAAATCTTTCGATAAGTTTTTCAACTTAGAGGAATATACTCCCCAAGAAATACCCAATGAAGAATTCGAAGTTTACGAAAAACTCGATGGGTCTTTGGGAATTTTATTTTGGTATCAAGGTAAATGGATTTTGGCTAGCAAGGGTTCATTTACCTCAACCCAATCTATAAAAGGAAGACAAATATTGAATGAGAAGTATAATGTTGAACCGATCCCAAAAGGATATACCACTTTGGTTGAAATAATCTACCCTGAAAATAGGATAGTTTGTAACTACGGTGAGGACGAAGTTTTGGTTGTCTTATCTATGATAAGTAATGCCACTGGTAAAGAACTTGATTATGATTCATTATTGAAAATAAATGAAGAAACTGGTTTACCTGTAATCAAGAAATACGACGACATACAAGATTATAAGACCCTTAAATCTTCTATCTCCAAAGAAAGGGAGGGCTATGTAATAAAGTTCAGAAGTGGTCTTAGAGTTAAAATAAAAGGGGAAGATTACGTTTACCTTCATAGGTTACTCACCGAGTTTTCCACTGTTGATATATGGGAATACTTGAAAGACAAAAAAGATTTAACCACCTTATTGGATAGAGTTCCTGATGAATTTGACTCATGGGTAAAAAATACCGTGAGAGATTTAGTTGTTAGATATGAAAATATCGAAAAGGATTACACCGAAATATTCAACGAACTAAACTCAAAAAATTTGGATGTAAAAGATTTTGCAGAAAATGCAAAAATATATGAACATCCGTCAATATTATTCAGTATGTTGAATGGAAAAGATGTGTCTCCGTTCATATGGAAATTAATAAAACCCGAATATAGCAAACCGTTTTGGCAGAAAGAATCATGAAACCGAGTTTAGAAAAAATATTGAGTAGATACATTGTTCACACAGGATTTTTCGATAGAAATTCAGTTGAAAAATGTATGGAAAAATCTTATGATTTGGGGATTGAGGAATTTTTGGAGTGGCTATCAAAACAAGACCATTTGTCCGACAACATAAACTACATTATCGAAGAATGGAAGAATCAGAATAAATTATGAAATATTATTTTTTGGTTTTGATGTTTCAAATTATGTTCAATATCTTTAAGGTGTTGGAAATAAAATACACCTATGAAAATAAGTTAGGTCTATTACTGTATAATTCCATTTACATCAATTTAGTTGCCTTGGCATCGGTATATTGGTCTTTGGACAGATTATTCGAAGGTGATTGGTGGATTATACCATTCTATCTTGCAGGAAGTGTAATCGGAAAATGGATTGCAATGCGTCATATTGAAAATATCAGATACAAAATATTCAAATTATTCGGAAAAAAAATTAGTAAGTTACAACATAAACTTTCAAAACAAGATGAAGACTAACACAGAAAGTAAGATCGTATTTAAGGATAATAGACCTTTCAAAGAAAAAACATTGGATTTTTTACAAAGTCTTATGTTTTGGAAGGGAAGAAAAAAAGGAATGATTTTTACGAGAGATATTTTTTTTGACGAAATCCGTGCAGTTTTTTTTCCAAAAAATTTTTACGAGAAGTATCATTATTTAGGATCAGTTCCTTACCGAGAAGATGGGAAATTGTTCAAAGCACTGTATCCTTTAGTTCTTGCAATGGACTATGAAGCAAAACCTAAATGGTGTCCAAGATGGGTTCTTCGTTTTCTACACTTATTCGGTTCTGATAACTCCATTGTAAGAGTTCGTAATTTCACTTTACACAACTGGGAGAAAAAACTTACAAAAGGAATGATGATGTGGGATTACAAAACCAAGTGGACCGACTATGATTTAAGGATTTCAATCAACGCACCAAAACATCTTCAGGATTTGGCAGATTACATCGAAGCAGGATATTATTCTAAAGGGAGACAAGAAGAATTAGTGGGGCAAATCAAAGCTATCGATCCAGATGCGAATATAGTTTGGGGTAGTGTAGATAGACTAGTTGACCAATTAAATAGATTAAGAGATAGTAAATAATTACTGACATGATAGGAACAATAATATTTGCAATTATTTGTATATTTTTATTACCTGTGGCGTGGCTATGGGTAACAAGAATCGATTACATGCATAAAAATCATCCTGATTATAAAGGAGAAGATTTATTTGACGAAGATGAAAAAGATGATATCAAAAATTAAAATAGTTCTGAAAGATATTTGGTTGGGATTCTCCCTATCCAATGAATTCAGAAACAACCACCAACAATGGCCTAAAATTTAGTTATGATTTACAGAACAAGAAAAATTGTAAAATACGAAGATTTGAACCCGAGAGGAACACTCTTTGGAGGCCAATTGTTGAAATGGATTGATGAAGAAGCATCCGTGTACGCAATTTGTCAAATTGGTGATCGAATGGTTGTTACCAAAGCCATGTCCAAAATCGATTTCAGGACATCACCAAAATTAGGTGATATTGTTGAAATAGGGATGGATTTGGTAAGGTTGGGTAATACCTCAATTACCTTCAAATGTAATGTAAGAAACAAATATACCAAAGAAGATGTTATTACTGTCGATGAAATAGTATTTGTTAGAGTAGATGAAACTGGAAAACCAACTCCAATTAATAAAGACAAGATAAATCAATATGAATAATTTAGATGCAAGATACCAAGCACTACTTGAAGATATTCTTCATCTGGGTGTAGAGAAAAAGGACAGGACAGGTACTGGAACACTTTCAGTATTTGGTAGACAAATCCGTCATAAAATGAGTGAAGGGTTTCCATTATTAACCACAAAAAAAATGGCATGGAAAGTAATGGTGGCAGAACTCCTATGGTTTTTAAGAGGTGATACAAACATCAAATTCTTATTGGATTACGATTGTCATATTTGGGATGGTGATGCCTTCAAAAACTTTATGAATAATAGTGAAGGTGATCCTGATTTAATTTGGAACCAAGAACAATTCATTAAGAAAATAAAAACCGATGAAGAGTTTGCAAAGAAGTGGGGTGATTTAGGCCCAATCTATGGTAAGCAATGGAGAAATTGGAAATATGAAAACAAAAAGAACCATTATGTCACCGCAGGAGAACCAACCCATAATAGTGTTGAAATAGACCAAATCACAAACCTAATTAACGAACTCAAATCAAATCCTGATAGTAGAAGATTGATGGTTAGTGCATGGAATGTAGGTGAATTAGACCAAATGGTTTTACCACCTTGTCATTATGGATTCCAAGTTTATACAAGAGAGTTGACTGCCGAAGAAAGAATTACGGAATATGAAAAAAGAGGTTACACCAAAAATCTTGACCCAATAGATTATGCCCCAAGTCGAGCAATCTCTTTAATGTGGAACCAAAGAAGTGTGGACACATTTTTAGGATTACCATTTAACATTGCTTCTTATGGATTACTATTGGAGATTATTGCAAAGGAAGTGAATATGATACCTGATGAATTGATTGGTAATTTGGGTGATGTACATCTATACAAAAACCACATTGAACAAGCAAAAGAACAAATCAGTAGAGAACCGTTTGAATTACCAAAGGTACAAATAACTGAAAGAAATTGGTATCTGCATGCTGCAGTCAAAAATTATTGGGGTGAAAAAACATTTAGTGAAAAGATTATGAGTTATAGACCTGATTGTTTTGAGTTGGTAGGTTATCAGTCACATCCAAAAATCAAAGCACCTTTATCCAATTAAGTCGTGCAAATTGTTATTCTACTCAGTAAAGATGTCCCCAAAGAGATTTCAGAATTAATCTTGGGACACAAGTTGGAGGGTGGTTACTCAATAGATTACGCATTAAATTCTTTGGTTTCCTATCATAATGGTAAAGAAATTATTATATTTGATTTTACAAAGTATCTCAGATTGGACAACCGATTTTGTGGATATCAAATAGACGATTACGGAACGAAAATAGTTATAAATTTGAAATAAATGTTACAGTTAACAGAAACACAAAAAAATCAAACTTATGAAATAAGTTTGAAATCTAATGGTATTGTTGTCGGTTCATTTGTGAAAATTGATGGATTCTTTTATTTTTCCCCACCTCAAGAAAGATTTAGGGGATTTTATTCGGAAGAATTTCTCAAGAGTTTAACAAGTGAGTTAGAAAAATTAAATTACACCCTAAATAAAAGTATTGACGAATACTTCGAATTACAAACATAGAATTATAATATGGAAGATTCGAAAGCTCGTTGCAAATGTGGTTGGCCTTGGATATTCCATTATAGTTCAAAAGGAAAAATAAATGCAGTATTCAAAGCCAAGCTCCCACAAAAAACTATTGAAGATTATATAAAAGGAGATTATTGGTTAAAAAATGAAAAAAGTTAAAGAAGTATTTGTAATTTTTAATCCTTACGATAATGGATACTATGATGGGTATGGATATTTTCGAGGGATTTTGTTTAGTAAAAAATATACTGAAAAAGAAATGGCAGTTTCAGAAATGGAAAAAATTCTCGATCGTTCAAGTGGACAAACTTTCTTGAAGATTGAATCATTTAACACTTTCTCGTGAAATCGAGGATAATTACGGGAGAGATAATTAATCTCTCCCTTTTTATTCTTCAGACATAAGTTTTTTCCACGAATCAGTAGAACTAATTAGTGCCAAATTAACTCCATTTTCCCATTTAACACTAATTATCTTTTCATTTCCACCAGGTTCAAATGGGTCAGTGGTTACGTCGGTAACTTTACCAATCGTTCCAGGAGGAACACCAATTTCTCCATCCATGTGATAACACATAACTTTATCTCCAACTTTTAATTCCGCATTTAATGATCCTTTCATAACAATAAATATATACAATATATTTATAATCATATGGAATTTTTAATTACAGAATCTCAACTAAGAGTACTTCTTCAAGAAGAAGAAAAATCCCAACTTGGGTTATACATGAAAAACATGTATGCCTTCACAAAACAAATGTTAAATAAAGTTTTCAAATCTTATGGTATAAACCTAAGAATGTTGTTGACTTGGGGTACATCAGTTGGAGGTTTGGTTCTTCCTCTTGACCAATATTTGAGAACTCAACATTTAGGTTTGAATGAAGACCAAAGAATGTTGGTATTAGTGGGAATTATTTTTGCGTTATTTTTTGAGACCAAAAGACCATTCATGAAAATTATGTCCTTGATTAAGGAAAATGGTTTGGAAGATATTTTTCAAGATGGACTTCGAAAAGGAACACAATTAAGAGATGCATTTACAAACTTTTTATCGTCTGCTAACACAGGAGTTGGAACATTTTTGGAGGCTATCGCCTACAGTTTCCTAATTCCTATTATTACAGATGTTCAATCCGTATTAGGTCAAACGGAAGACATTGAAACCGCAGCAATATTGATTGCTGAAAGATTGTTGGCTGCGGGAGTTATCTTAATTGGAAGACAAACTTTGATTGATGTAATAAAAAATGTTTTGAAAAAATTAGGATAACAATACTTTAATCTACAAGATTAACAACTTCGGTACAAACTAATGGATTTTCTATTCCGAAGTAAATTAAAACATCCGATAATAAATCATTGGTTTTACGAACTACCATATAATAAGATCCACTCTCGGCGGTTAATGTTCTCTCTCCCGCCAAATCTTTAATTGTTGAAAAATATATATCTGACCCTCCTCCTGATGGAAGAATATAAAGTCTATATTCAACATATTCTTTATCAGATATCTGTCGGTAAATTTTTTTTCCTGTCAATTCCATCTTGAATTTTGTGTGGAATTTGAAAGATTCATCGGCACCAGGAGGAGTCCACTCCAAGTCAAATGTGTGTGTATCTAAAAATCTATTGATTTTATTCCATAAAGGACTTGATGGTTCCATATCTTATAATTCTTCGATTTCGACCACCAATTGGTCCGGTCCTTTTATGACTCTGTGCCAAACAAATTTAGGAATGTGAATATGACTGGCCCGAGACAATTTGACCGGCAATTCATTTTCCATTTGAAATGACCATCCACCATCTTCAATAATGGTTACATTTCGGTCACTTAAGTCTTGGTGCCATTTCAATTCTTCTTCCTCCACATCAGGACTGAACGTCCTGATTTTTTTATTATCAACTTCTATTTGTTCAAAAGGAAAATCCATTACCAAGAATTTGAAGATGATAATCCGAGTTGTTTTGCGTAACGACCTACGTTACAGCTCCAGTATCCTGCGGTGGTTCTGTCTTTCTTTTGGTCACACTTGTGTCGTGCTCTGAATGATTTCGCAGCACCCTTATTTTTATTTCTAACTCTTAAGTTAGGGTCTCCAAAAGATACTTTTTTAATACCACCACTCGGAGATTTGACATAAACCGCAAATTTCTTTGGGCCTCCTGAAGTTCTGAATGGTTTATTCAACTTAACATTTTTACCCCTATGTTTTGCTTCTTCCAAAACGTCTTCCTCATCTTCATCTTCATTCACAAATGGAGCGTCAAGATAAATTAATTGGCCTTTAATCATTACTTTTTTACCTAAGTCTGATTCAACCATCAAAGTGTCCTCTTCATTCAATTTAATCTTGCCCGCTTCCCACAATCTTCTCACTTCATTTACCAAATCAAAATAACTTTCAGAATATGCTCTGAAAATGTTATTTGTCAAAGTTAATTCATTATCAACATGGTATTTCAATGCTTCAGAAAGTTCAACAGACTCTTTAATAATTAAAGATTTATTTAGATGTTCTTCTAATGTTTCTTTGATAAGTTCCCTTAAATCCATTGGTTTACTATTTCTTATAAATACTCTTACTCCTTATTAAATTTTAACTTCCAATATACTCCTCCCATTATGTATGGAGTGAAACTTCCTGTCACCCCATCGAAAGTTCTATTTGCAACACCTCCACCAAGTTGGAATATTTTATCATCTTTTGTTTTCAACAAAATACTGGTCCCCAATGAATTCACCCAATCTTGATAACTCAACGCGCCATTCAATCCTATATAAACTTGATTCCTAACTTTTGGTGGTTCGGGGGCAGGTTCCCTCACAATTTTTGGTTTGATATTCGCGGTGAATTTTCTTGCAACAACATTATTTTGGGATATGGTATCAAACAAATATATGACCCCCTGATTATTACTCAATGTTATTGTATCTTGGACGAAATTTTTTATAAAAAAATTTTTTAAGATGAATGAGGTGTCAACAAGTGGAGTTGGCGCGGGTACTTCAACAATTTTTTCCACCTCGACCTCATATGGTACTTCAACCTCCACTTCATAGATGACTTCTTGAGGTATTGTATCATAAACCAATTTTTCTTCTACTTCAATTTGTGGAGGAACAAAAAATTGTAAGAATATTATTATACCCACCATTATGAGTATTACTATGTGTCTGATGTCAAATATCTTTTTCATATCGTTATAACATTAATCTTGAACCAATCAAGAAGTTGCTTAGGATTGGGGAACCTGATGCTCCCAATGCTCTGTAGTTTAGGCTTAGACCGAATCTTTTACTAATTCGGTAATCAAATGAGGAACCAACCAAAAATGAGAATTGTCTATTAACCGTTGTTTCTCTTATTTTAGGATTATATGATATTGGTGAATTCATAAGAAAAACCTGTGGTGAGAGTGTGATTTTTGAATTGACGATATATGGTTTTGTCCAAAACACAACTGCAGAAGTTGAAAGAGATAAGTTGAATGCCGATTTCTTTTCAGAATCTTTTAACAATAAAGTAATTACACCAACGTTATATCCATAGGTACCATATTTTTCACTTGGTTTAATATTTGTATATCCAACTAACCCCATATAATTTCCTTCCAAGTAGGCTCCTGTAACTGAATACGAATGAATCTGATTCAACTTGCCATTTTGAAAGTCCATCTTGGTATATCCTCCACCTACCGCAAATTGATTCAATGTACTCCAAATCATTGCGTTGGCACTCCAAGATTCATTTCCAGCTAACGATGACTGACTAACTCCGAATGACGCTATCACACTATATTTCAAATCAGGTCCTTGTGCGGTTGTTAAATCAGATGCAACCAACATTGGATTGACGGGAGCAGCCTTCTTTTTATCCCCTTTTCCGTCTGAGTTTTCATCTTCACCATCTCCACTATCTGAACCACCCTCTTCGGATCCACCTTCTTCTGAACCACCTTCATTGGAACTTGATTCACTTGAACTTGATGAAGAGGATTCGGACGAGGAGGACTGAGATGATGAACTTGATGAAGAAGATGACGTAGGAGTCGAACTCGTGGATGTAGACGATGCTGCAGATGACGCAGCGGAGGATGCCGCTGAAGAGGCGGCGGATGACGCAGCACTTGATGCCGCTTGTGATACTGCTTGTGTTACAGTTTGGGTTACTACCGCATTTGCCGGACATGGAGTGGAAAAAATCCCATTAATCCAAGTTGTCACTTCTCCTGAAATAAATTGTTGGTATGTAAATGTTTTGGATTTGTTTCTGACGATGACTAATACACCACTGTTTGATTGTATCGGTATAGAAACAACATATGTTTTTGAATCACAGGGGTCAATGTAAGTTTGAGTTACGACTTGCCCCTGTGATTCGTGGTAAAATAGTGCCACAAAAAATAAGATTAAAAATATTTTTAGACTTTTCAATTATCATCGGTTTCAAAATATTTTATTCTGTGAATATTCCTTTTTTAATCATTCTATCCAAAATTCTGGCACAAGCAATATCAAGAGCCTTTTTGGTTGCAATGGATATTGTAGATTGATTGAATTTGACTGGGTCGACTGTTGCGTCTGATAAAAGTGTTAATTCTCTTGTCGTCACCGCTTCTCCAAGACCTGAAGCTCCAAAAACAACACCTGTCTCAGCATTTGTGAATCTTACCTGAAGACCAATTCTTGTCACCATCATATTTTTCACTCCGTCTTTTAGATTTACAGTTTCATCCTCAGAAATTGAATAATCATAACATTCGATGGTTACGAAATATTCTGCAAGATTGATTTTACCAAATCCATCAAGTTGGTTCTCTGAAATACCCGCTTGAGACGCTTGGAATTGTTTTACCATTCTATTCTTTATCTCTGTTTTGTCTTCAGTGAATTTGAATCTATTAAGATTCTCAAGATATTCCATTGATATGTTGGCAACACCTAATCCAACTCTTTTTTCTTTCAGTTCAGGATACATCTCATACATTTCATCTGAAATACCTGCTTTAAGAATTTGAATCGGAATTTGTTTTCCTTCATAATCCATAAATTGACTTATGTCAATTGCAGTTTCAAATGATGCTTTGTATTGTTCAGTTTTCGTAGAACCAACCGTTTGAGCCAATAAAGTTGAAGACAATAGACTCGCAATTGTCAATAAAATAATTTTTTTCATAGATTTTCTATTCTTCCAATTTGTTATTTGAAGAATCCAAAGTGTTACTTACAGATACACCATCTTCTTCATCCATTTTTTGAACCAACATTTTGTCTTTGTCAGTATCGCTGAACCAGTAGTCTATAATCTTACTATAAGATCCGATGAACGCACCTAACATAAGTAATAAAAGTTCTTTCCATTCTTGGCCAACCGTAGTGTTCATATGAATTGAAAATACTATTCCAACAGTTAAGGTTAGAAATGTAATTAATACAATTGCGGTGATGAGCCATCTTCTAGTCATCATTGAGTTTAATAACTCTCTGAATCCTGTGTTTTCCGATTGTTTGATTTTTGACATTTTATTTATGGTCTATGCGGCCAAGCCCATCCTTTATTCTTACCTCTTAAAAGTAGATAAGTCGCTCCTCCGAAGAATATTGTTAAAAACAAAATTGGAGATTTAATTACAAATAAAGTTACCATCAACAACGTGATGAGAACTAAAAAACTTAAAAATTGTTCCATAATTTTTACCATTTTGGAGCGGTTTCTTTGAACTCGTCTCCTTCTTTTTTAGGTTTATTTTCTGTTTGTTTCTGAGGAGCAGATTCTGCAGCTTTTTCTCTGATTATAACAGTTTCTTTTCCACCAGACTGTTGTTGCTGTTGGTTGTTATTGTTGATGATAATTGGTGTTTGTTGTTGAACAGGTGTTGCAGCTTCTTCATCTCCACCGATGAATTTATTTGTAACAACTCCACCTGCCCCCAACACCGCAGTGGTTAACAATCCGATGATTGTTTTCTTTAGTCCTGACCAAGTTCCGTCATTGTGGTCTTCTGATTCTTCACTCATGTTATTTTAATTTATTTAGTTTATTATTATTGGATATTTTACTTCTCTACCTGAGATATCTATAAAGATTAAATCATAATATCCCACAGATTCTTTTGATAAGTCAAACACTCTTTGTGTTGTGTTATTAGTTGCCGTAAATCCCTCCTTTTTAATTGGTGTTTCTTGGCCAAATGGGATTATTTGTATTGAGTATTTTGCACCAATAGTTGTTTCAAATTCAATAATTACAACATTATCACTTTGAAAAACAGATTTTATACTGGTGGTAGTTGATTCAACTCCTAAATTAATTACCGGAGATTCATCGTAGTATGGGTTCATACATCCCTGTAAGAAAAGACAACTTAGTATGATTAATATTTTTTTCATCTTAGAAATTGTTATATCCTGTTAATTTTATTTGACTAGTATTCAAATTAATACCTAATTGATTTCCTTTAACTGCACTTGCGTCCATAGTTGAAGAAACTTTAATTGAGGTCAAGATGTCAACACCATTACCTATGGTTGAAAACTTCAATTTGAAAGGAGTTGAGTTTCCGTTTATTGGAGTTTTCTCACCTTGATCTATCGCGCCAAATTTAATTTTGTTATCAACAGAATTTACAAATAAGTACCATGTGTTTGGTAAATTTGGTGACAACTCCTCAAATTTTATCTTAGTAGGGTCGTATTCAAACTCAAATTGTAATCCTGTCACTAAATTTCCATTTGTTGTGACATTAACTGGAATTTCTATACTATTTGATGTCACAGTTACATTTGATAGATTAACATCGATGGATGGTACCGTATTAGGAGTATTAATAAATGACTCCGTAGACATAGTTCTAAATGCGGTATTCGATTTCAAACTGTTGGAAGCTCTACTCACTACAGATGCTACTCCATTATTACTTACTACTACCTGTGATGAATGAGAACGGTTAACATCTCCCCACAAAAGATATTTCAAGTCTAATGTTGTGTTTGTTCCTATTATACCTGTCTTTATATAAGTTTTAGGGAAATCGAAAGAATTCCAATTAGTTGTTGTTATTGCTCCCCACGAATGAGAGGGCGAGTCATTAAATGTAAATTCAGCCCTTAATCCAAAATCAGGACCTCCATTAATATTTCTTATGTATGGAGCGTAAGTTGAAGTACCTATCGAAGGTATATTAGATGGTATTCTAAAGGTCGCCCAAGTTGCGTCCTTTGAAACAAATTCTATAGGTCCAACATACAAATCAAATATTTGGAGTGACTTTATTTTTTCAGGAGTATTAGTCGCATCAAATTCTCTCATGTCAACCAATATTCTAGATACATTTTGAGAATAATGATTTGGTGTAATTATCGCCCACTCAACTTGACCAGCGATAGTTGTTGCGTCAGTCGACATCCATGTTGGTACACTCATATAACCACCACTACCTTGTGTATATCCATTCGGTACTGTAACTAAAGCATCGATACCGACAACTTGTGCTAATAATTTTGGTAGGTCACCAGCATCGATTTTTTTGTCTCGATTAATATCTGCAGCGTATAATGATTGTCCTGAATTTATGGTTTCACCTTTGGTACCTAATAAACCCATCGTTAGAAATTCACCTTGTGCTGAAGTGAAATCGGAAATTGTAATGGAACCATTATAAATTGTATTCAATTTATCTGATTCGTGCATTACCGAAACTTCATAAACTTTATTTTCGGATAATAACGATTGGTTAATATCAACATTACCGTTTGATAATACATTGAATGCCTGACTAACATTTGTTAAAGTATCTTTGAATGAAACTCTCAAATTAGTTAAATTGAGTAAATTAGTATTTGCGTCAACTTTAGCGGTTATTAATTTACCCGTATTTTGGTTCATAATAACCTCAGTAGATAACGGTGAATCCATAATCGTTGGAATCATATTACCTTGTCCATTCCAAGCTGCAACAAAATTCAATCTAACAGGATTGAATGAATTTGCGGTTGAGGTTGGTTTAAGTTTGAATCTAACTGCAATTAAATTATTGAACGTGTTGTTTATTGTTCCTGAATTACTAGCCCAAGTCAATATTACCCTTATAATTGAGTTACTACTACCAGCGTTAAATGTGTATCCTGCGGTTTGATATCTAGTGGTTCCGTTTGAATTGGTCGTATTTCCAGCATACCCATATCCAGGATAATTTTCAAATGATATTTGTGGGTTTGAATTCGCAGGTAATACACCACCATTACTTACGTGAGTTATGGATACTATACTAAAATTAGTTTGGTCAAATTGTAAATCGAATAATAATTGTCTTGTTTGTGTGTCACTATTTCCATTCGCAGTTACAAATACATTGAAATCATCTCCTCTGTCGATTACTCCTCCGTTCAAATCAGTAAGTGTCCTCGTATCAGGGAGTCTAAACCTCATGTTGGATTGCCCGAAAGAGGAGAACGACATCAATAAAAATGATATTAATAATATTTTTTTCATTTTAGTTTGTTTCAAATAATTTAGTTACCAAGTTATCGCTGGCTTTCTTTAGAGCATTACTTAATGATTGTTGATTGAAGTTTCCTCCACCGTCAACAATAAGAGTTGACATGGATATTTCAGAAGATTCCTCCTCCGCAATAACTTCCTTAACTTTTTTTCCATCGATTTTTAGAACTCCCTTCAATCTGATTACAACAGATTCCTTGTCCTTGTGAAATACAGAAACATTCGACTTGGTTTTTAGTACATCCAAGTAGATAATTTCAATAGATAATTTTTGATTGGAGTCGGGATTTAGGTCGAAATTTTTTTCTTGCAAAAATTCCTCTGTGATGTTTCTCACACCGAATTCTAAATTTCGGTTTCCTGCGAGATTTCCTATTTGAATCTTGTTTACAACAGATTCAACCCATATTTCATTAGTAGTTTTTGTATTTTCGTGAGGCATTATGTATAGCATAATGCTAGTTACGAAGAGCAACAGTATTTTCATTCGATAGTATCTTGGTACTAATAAATACTCAAAAAATACTTATTGGGTAAAAACTATATTATTTTGTCAAGACATTCCTATTTAATTTTTTGAATATTTATCATTATAAAAATAAATTACTATGATACTAAAGAACGGGTCTAAAGGGGAAGACGTTAAAAAACTCCAAGCAAAATTAGGTTTGGGAGCCGATGGTGTATTCGGTTCTGGTACAGAAGCTGCGGTTAAAAAATGGCAAGCGGCTAATGGATTAACCGCTGACGGCATTGTTGGTGAAGGTACTTGGGCAAAGATGTTCGGAGAGAAACAATTAATTACAGAACCATCGACTCCAATCGTAAACGCAGGTCCTTTGAAGTTAGAAAATCTAAAAGGTCATATTCCTGATGCGGTAATCGCACAGATTCCTGACGCTGCGAAAAAATTCAACATTTCAAATCCACTAAGATTAGCTCACTTTTTAGCTCAGTGTGGACACGAATCTGCAGGATTCAAAGCAGTTCAAGAAAATCTTAACTATTCTGCGGATGGTTTGAAAAAAATATTTCCAAAGTATTTTCCTGGTAATCTCGCTGAAGGTTACGCTAGAAATCCTGAAAAAATTGCTTCAAAAGTTTATGGAAGTAGAATGGGTAATGGAGATGAAACGACAAAAGAAGGTTTCAAGTTTAGAGGTCGTGGATATATCCAATTAACAGGAAAAGACAACTATACAAGATTCGCTAAATTTATTGGCGAAGATACAGTTGGAAATCCTGATTTAGTTGCAACAAAATATCCTTTGGCATCTGCAGCGTTTTTCTTTGATTCAAATAAATTGTGGGACATTTGTGACAAAGGAGCGGATGACGCAACTGTGACGGCTGTAACAAAAAGAGTTAATGGTGGTACTATTGGACTTGCCGATAGAATTAAACACTTCAAAGAATATTTCGGATTGTTGAAATAAGGAAGTTGAAGATAAACCTCAACAATTTTAATTATTTATTCTTGTGGGTTTCGCAGAGTAAATTTTTATTGTATCTTTGTTGTAAATAAATAACCATGATGACAATGAATATGACTTCCGCAATCAAAGATTTCAAGTGGGTACTCAAACTACTCCAATCTTCGAAGAGTAAAGAACATCTGGACACAACACTTCGGTGTTTTAATCTTTGGGAAAACAAACACACCAAAGAAAAACTCACTGATGCGGATGCCGATGCGGTAAAATATATGAGATATCAATTTTGGTGCTTCTTCAAAAATAAAAATTCGAGATTCGGACTCTTGGCAAAGTAAAAAAAATTACTCTGTGGATACCGTGAAACGAATTTTTTTGAAAATTAATATATTTATTAACACAATCGCTCACAAAGTGAGTGTTCTCATATATCCCTTTATTTAAGACCCACATTTTTTGGTGGGTCTTATTTTTTTTACTATATTTGTATATTAAATCTAAAGACTATGAACTGGCAAAACCTCACTTATCCAATCCGAAGAAAATATCAACAAATTAAACGAGTAATCGACTTTTTACCGATTATTTGGAATGGATTTGATTTTGATTACACCTATTCAATTCAACTTTTCAAGAAACAACTCGAAAGACAAGCAAAGTATTTCGAGTCGGGTAAATCATATTCAGATAGAGCAGACCAAAATGTGTCAAGAATCAGAACCGCAATTCGTTTGATGGATAAAGTTTATGATGAAGAGTACGGTATGGAGTGGGTTGATAAACTTGAAGAACAATTTGGTAAAGAAACATTAGAATGGGAGTTTGAAGATACGGGTGATGGTACTGGTTCATCTTTTATTACAAGCAAATACGAAAAATGGGATAATGCAGAGGAAATTAGAAAAGTCAAATTAGAACTTATAAGTAAATCAGACGCAAAACAAAAGAAAGCCGAAAAATTAGTTTGGAAATTTATAGGGCACAATATTCGTTACTGGTGGGATTGATATGAAAATATTTGAAGTATACGGACAAATCTATATTTTTCCATTTGTAAAAATAACCCATACCAAAAAACTCAATGGTGATTTAGAACTAATTATTGGTTGGTTAAAATGGGAATTAGTAATATCATTATGAAAAAGAAAATAACATTCATCTCTGACACTCACAACAAACACAAACACCTTACAAGTAAGGGGATGGGAAACATATTGGGTAGTGGTGATATTCTCGTACACGCAGGTGATTGCACAAGTTTGGGATATAAACATGAAATCGAACAGTTTTTGGAATGGTTTTCAAACACTGATTTCAAGTATAAAATTTTCATTGCAGGAAATCACGATTTTGGATTCGAACAACAAACCGATATATCGCAAGTATATAAAGACTTAGGTGTAATCTATTTGTTCGACAACGATGTCACCATTGATGGAATAAAATTTTATGGAAGTCCTTGGCAACCTGAATTTCATAATTGGGCATTCAACCTTTCAAGAGGAGAAGAGTTGGCGGAAAAATGGGAACAAATTCCAAACGATGTTGATGTGTTAATAACACACGGACCAGCATATGGTATTTTGGACTATGCTCCAATAGGTGGTCATGTTGGTTGTGAAGAATTATATCGCAAGATTGTGGAGGTGAAACCTAAAATTCACGTTTGTGGTCACATCCACGACGGTTATGGACAAAAGACGATGGGTGGAATTGAATTTCTTAACTCGTCAGTTCTAAATGACAGATATGAACACGCTCACAAACCAATTTTTGTTGAGTATGATACTGAAACAAAAGAAATTAATTATATCTAAAAAATGAAAAAAATGTATAAGGTCTATTTGGATGACGTTAGAACTCCAATAGAAAATGATTGGGAAATTGCAAGAAATTATGACCAATTTGTTGAGGTAGTCCAAAGGTTGGGATTAGAAAATATCGAAGTAATTTCTTTGGATCATGATTTGGACGATTCGGCCATCGCAGAATATTATGCCAACGCCAAACCAAATAACATGTTGAATTACGATAACATATTGGAAAAGACTGGTATGGACTGTTGTAAGTTTTTGGTTCAGGAAAGTATGGATAAAAACATACCTCTACCTCAGGTTTATGTTCATTCATCCAATCCTCCAGGTAGAGAAAATATGATGGGGTTGATTAACAACTATTTGAAAAGTTGTGGATTACCTGAAACCTGTGAAAGAAAAATCGTTAAATTCTCAGTATAAAAAAAAAGATGGAGAAATCCATCTTTTTATTTTTTAACTCGGGTCTGTTTTCTCGCCTCTTTTGCTAAATCACCCAAAGTTTTCTTTTTCTGCTCTGTCGGATGTTTGACTCCGGGTTTATATCTGAATTCAACTGATACTGGTCCATTTTTGTTGATGTCAGAGTTGTACTTAAATACCGATACTGATTCCTCATCCTCATAACTAATTTCCCACTTTGTAGTTCCTGATGTTTTCATATGACAAATATACAAAAAAATAAGTTCAAATTAGGTCTCCGATTATTTTATTTTGAGGTAATATTTTATCCCTTTGTCTGATAATATTTTTTTTGAATGTCCCCTCGAATTGCTCTTCCGACAGTATTTTTAGACACTCCCAAACGTTTTGCGATTTCAGGGTAGGACAAGGTTGGATTTTCTTCCTTGAATTTTTTTATTTCTGATGATCCAACAGATCCCTCATAATACTTTAATCCTCGTTTCAATTTATATTTTCCAATGGTTTCCCCGTGTAACTGATTAATATACCGAGACAATTTTTGATATAAATTAGAACTATATGGCATTTTATCAATGTTGTCATCAATAAATTTCTGTTTTTGTTCTTTTGTTAATTCACCACTTAATAAAAATTTCAGTGGATTTTTAAGAACCTCTTCCATTGGTGTAAATCCTAATAATTTACATAAATAATTATAGAATTTGACATATCTATTTATCCTGAATTGGTCATCCCATATAATGTAAGTTTTGTATCCTAAGTTATTAAAACATTCTTCGGCGTTTTTGAGGTCTTCTTTGTAACCTTCATCTGTCATACCAGCAATCTCTATGATAATTTTCTTTTCTTCCCAAACAAAATCAGGTTCTTTACCCGCACACACTTTTTTGAATTTTCTTGAATCTACATCAATCTTATCAGAAACCCCATGTAACCAAAAAATGTTGTACGTCATAACTTCCAATTCGCTTCTGAGAAGAAGTTTACCATCCGCAGTCGGGTAGTTTTTTGAACCACGTTTTCTATCTAATATTTCACCTGAATCAATACTTAGTTTAGCAACAATACCATTCAAAAATTTACCCAAATATCTATCCACATAGGTCTTTGTAGTAATATCACTAAACGGATGTGTTGGTAAAAAATCACCAACTTTTTTCCCTGTTTGCTGAAGAACTCTAAAACGTGGATAAGAACCAGTTCTTTTTTTCCAAGCTTTTACAAATTCAATGTGTTCTCGAGGAACAAGTTTATCGAATTGTTTATCCGTAATAATAATATCCATATTCGATAAATACTTTAATAAATAAAAAATCCCCACTCTTTCGGGTGGGGATTAATTAATTACTCTTCGATTTGGTCTGACTTCCCTTTGTTAATCCATTTGTCGACTGACCCGATTCCGAAGGAACCAAGAACTAACCATAAGAAGGCATTAAAGATGAATTCGTTTATCACTAGGTCTTTACCTAAAGATCCGGTTACAATATCCGCAATAGCGAATCCTGTCATCATTACAAACGCCATAAACCCTACGACGCTTTTTTCATTGATTGTGTTGTTGTCATCGAACAACTGAGATAAGAATTTTTTCATAGTATTTTGGTAATTTACTTACCAATAAATATCATTCAAAATTCAAAACTAACACGATACTAAAGTATCACTAACACTTGACGAACCAAAGGATTGTGAGTTGAAAGCGTAGTAATAAATACTTGGTGAAGGGGATGCGTTTAACTTCACACATATTGTATAAGTCGATGCAAAACCATATTGAGCTGTTGCAGGGTTTCCATCAGAGTTTATATAATCTACATACACAGTTCCATCATTTTTACCTGGATCAGTGTTTCCAGTTGCATTATCCAAATCATCTTGAGTTACGACTACATCCCAAGTTGTAGCATTTGGTAGTGGTGACCTAGTTGGTGTTTGAGTAGGTGTTGATGCTGGAGTTGATGGTGGTGTTCCTGTAGGTGTTTGAGTAGGTGTTTGAGTAGGAGTTTGGGTTGGAGTTGATGTTGAAGTTTGGGTTGGAGTATTAGAAGGAACGGTTGAGCAGTCTGTAAATGCTAACACCGTGCCTGAAACACCAATTTCAACTCCCCAAACAGTCGCTCCTCTTTGTAATCTCCAATATCTAGAGCTTCCGTCAAACGGACTTGATAGAGGAGATGGCGTAGTATAAAGTATCATTCCAATGAACGGTGTCGTGTTTCCAGGAGCCGCGTATAATGTTGCATTTGGTAAACTACTCAATCTACAAGCGTCAGTTGCACTACCATAATTTGCCGAACTCCAATATCCATAAGCAATAGGTTGTTGTGACGGAGTTGGAGTTTGTGTTGGAGTTGCGGTCAACGTAGTTGTTGTTGTAGGTGTAGGAGTCCTTGTTTGAGTTGAAGTTGGAGTCTGAGTTGGAGTTGCAGTCAACGTAGTTGTTGTTGTAGGTGTAGGAGTTCTTGTTTGAGTAGGAGTTTGAGTTGAAGTTTGAGTAGGAGTTTGGGTAGGAGTCTGAGTATTAGTAGGAGTTGGAGTATTAGAAGGAATGGTTGAGCAGTCTGTAACTGTCAGCACCGTACCTGAAGTACCAATTTCAACTCCCCAAATAGTAGATCCTCTTTGTAATCTCCAATATCTAGAGCTTCCGTCAAACGGATTTGACAGAGGTGTTTGTGTTGTATAAAGTACCATTCCCACAAATGGAGTCGTATTTCCTGGTGCTGCGTATAACGTGGCATTTGGTAGACTGCTTAATCTACAAGCGTCTGTTGCACTACTATAGTTTGCAGAACTCCAATATCCATATGCTATAGGAGCTTGTGTTGGAGTCGGAGTTTGAGTTGGAGTTGCGGTCAACGTAGTTGTTGTTGTAGGTGTTTGAGTTTGAGTAGGAGTTTGGGTTGAAGTTTGGGTAGGAGTCTGAGTGTTGGTAGGAGTTGGAGTATTAGAAGGAATGGTTGAGCAGTCTGTGACTGTCAACACCGTACCTAAACTGCCGATTTCAATTCCCCAAACAGTAGTGCTTATTTGTAATCTCCAATATCTATTGCTTCCATCGAACGGATTTGATAAAGGCGATGGTGTTGTATAAAGCACCATTCCCACGAATGGAGTCGTATTTCCTGGTGCGGCGTATAACGTGGCATTTGGTAGACTACTTAATCTACAAGCATCTGATGCATTATCATAATTTGCCGAACTCCAATATCCATATGCGATAGGTGCTTGAGTTGGAGTTGGAGTTTGTGTTGGAGTTGCAGTCAACGTAGTTGTTGTTGTAGGTGTTTGAGTTTGAGTTGCAGTCTGAGTAGGAGTTTGAGTTGCAGTCAACGTAGTTGTTGTTGTTTGAGTTGGAGTATTAGAAGGTGTTTGAGTTGGACTCGGTGTTGGAAGTGGATCAGTACAACCACTAAAACCTGAGGCAATTTGAAGTGAAGGATTTACAGTTTGTTGTGGAGTAGATGTTCCTGCTGCATTATCCCATATCCAATACCTTCCAGTTCCAGGGTCAACATATCTTTGATTTTCTAATATAGGTTCTATGGTAGTGTCATACAATGGATCACCAACATTACAAGAATTTAGAGTATAGTATAATATTGAAGTAACAGAAGGTGTAGGTGTCTGAGTAGGTGTTACTGGAATGGTTGGAGTTACGCTTGATGTTGGAGTCAATGTTGGTGTTGGAGTCATTGATGGACAAACTCCAAATAAAGACATTGCGCCATCTGAATCAACTTGGAATACTTCTGTGTTTCCAACCGACTTGAACCATTTTGAGTTTCCATTAAACTCATTAGCAGGTATGAATGTTGTACTTGTGTACAAGGATAAACCATAAGTTATTGCTGCTTCTTGGAATGATGTTATACCCGCCTGAGCCACATATACCGTGATTTGATTACAAATACCTTGACAAGCAGTAGTATCACTATTCCATCCAATTGCTCCCGTATCTGTACAGAGTTGTAATGCGGTAAAGTTGGTTGGAGTACTTGATGGTGTCGTACTTATTGTTGGGGTATTTGTAGGTGTTGATGTTGAAGTTTGAGTTGGAGTATTAGAAGGAACGGTTGAGCAGTCTGTAAATGCCGTCACTACACCTGAATTATTAATTTCAACTCCCCAAATAGTAGCCGCTCTTTGTAATCTCCAATATCTAACTAATCCGTCAAACGGATTTGACAGAGGTGTTTGTGTGGTATAAAGCACCATACCCACGAATGGAGTCGTGTTTCCAGGGTCTGTGTATAATGTGTCGTTTGGTAAACTACTTAATCTACAAGCATCTGATGCATTATCATAATTTGCCGAACTCCAATATCCATAAGCGACAGGTAATTGTGATGGAGTTGGAGTTGTTGTTGGCGTAGGAGTTTGAGTCTCAGTTTGCGTTGGAGTTGCAGTCAATGTAGTCGTTGTTGTTGGCGTAGGAGTTTGAGTCTCAGTTTGCGTTGGAGTTGCAGTCAATGTAGTCGTTGTTGTTGGCGTAGGAGTCTGAGTTTCTGCTGGTGTTCCTGTCGGAGTTAGAGTTGCAGTCAACGTAGTTGTTGTGGTAGGTGTTTGCGTTGGAGTCTGAGTAGGAGTTAAAGTTAAAGTTGACGTTGTTGTTGGAGTGACAGTATTAGTCGGAGTTACACTTGGAGTAGCGGTTTTTGTTGCAGTATTTGTTGGAGTTGGTGTTCTTGTTGGAGTTGTTGTTACAGTCGGAGTAGGTGTCGGTGTTACTGGCACGGCACCAAATTTAATTGAGTGAACATGTGATGCTCCTGAATAGAAAACATATCCTGTTCCAGCACCTCCGAATTGGGTTGGTACTGTTGTTGTCCCTCCACCTATATTATTTCCTAAGGCAACCTTATTACAAACGGTCACATAATTTGAACCTCCAATTTGAGCGGTTCTATTTGATGCTAAGGTCTTAATCGTTCTATAGAAAGGACCTCCATTATTTGATACTAAGAAGTATCTGTTTGCTGGTATTGTAACTGTTTGTGTTATATTAGATTGATTAAATCCTCCAGTTGCATAACTAAAGGATTGGCTCGTTGTGACTGCACTAACGGTTCCCCAACTACCAATAGTGTTATTACTGTTTGATATTGTAACATACCAAGTCCAGCTATTGGTTCCGTTAAGGTAAGTGTTTAGTCCAATATTATTACTTCCACTACTAATTGTTACTGGAACATGTGAGTAATATAATTGCCAACAACCACTATTAGTATTAAATGCGTCTGTTGTTGTCACACCTGATTGTGAACTAAACGCATCAAGATAAGTTAATTCTGTATACGGTACAATAGTTCCCGTTCCCCCTGTTACGACAAACTGTCCACTAGTAGGAGTTGGTGTAGGAGTTGTAGAAGATGTTGGAGTATTAGTTACAGTATTGGTTGGAGAATTAGTATTTGTTGGCGTTGCCGTTACTGTAGGTGTATTAGTTTGAGTTGCCGTTACTGTAGGTGTATTGGTATTTGCTGGCGTTGGCGTTATTGTTGGCGTATTAGTATTAGTTGGCGTTG